CTAATTCGTCATTTATTTCTCCCATAGACAACGCAATCGAACGATTTGCACGTTCTACGTTTCCACCAAAAACACCCAAACTAGCACCAAGGTTTGTGTCTGCTACTGAATCAACAAATTCAGCAAATTTTAATCGCAGCGCTCCAAGTGCATTCACCCAAACTACTTGAAGATCATTAACTACAAGCTGAAACTTTACTTTGAGCAAACCCATTTGAGCCATAACTTTTCCAAACGACTCGACCCCAACGTCTTTTATTAGACCAAAAGCCTCACCAACGCCTCCAGCCGCCGTAACTAATCTAGTAAATTGATAAGCTACTTCCCCGATTGCAATCACAAGTGCGCCTATGCCGGTTCGCATTATAGCCCCACGAAGAAAAGCCAATGCTCCCGCAAGACTCATCGTGGCAACGCGCGCAGCTACAAACCCAACAATAAATTTAGTCGCAAAAAATGCTGCCAAACCACCAGCGGTAATCAAAATGCGATCAAGATTATTAATCATTAGTTCAGCTAATTTTATCGACATATCGCCAACCGTTCTCATGCTATCCGCTAGAGAAGCCATCAACGGCTGTAGTGTACCGAAGACCGTTGTTAAATCCTTGCCGTCTTTCGCCGCATTCTGGAATACTTTGGCAAGAGGGAAGCCCATAGCGACAACCGCACTAAGAGCAACACCTAGAAGGCCGAACCCACCCAGTAACTGAGGCAACTGGGTTGAAAGGGCGCGAGAAGCTCCCATGCCTCCGTCCACCATGACGGCAAAGTCAGCAAGCTGGAAGGACGTATTTCTTACTGCGCCAGATAATCCTGTATATGAACTTCTAGTCTTTTTACTTATAGCTGACGCTCGTTGCATCCCAACGCCAAGACCTCGCAGTTGCGTCTTTGTTTGCTTCGCCGCTGTCGATGTTTGCCTTAACTCACCTTGAACGCCGTCCAGAGACTTTTCCAGACTAGCGCCATCGCCTGTCATTTTAACGTGTAGGCCGCTGACTTCAACCATCTTAATCTGCCTTCATCTTTAGAGCGTGTTCTTCTCGCGCGCGTCGCCAATCGCCTTGACTAAAACCATTCCCGCCCCCGTCTTGTGTCCTATCTTCGTGAGCGTCTTTGATCCATTTATATTCTAGCGCAGACATGGCCCAAAACTCTGATGGCGCAATCCCCCAATCTACAACGGCGACTTGGAAGGCTTGCTTTACTATCTGGCTAGTTTCTTTTTCTTCGCCAGCGGCTTGGCCTTTCCCCGCGATTTCTTTTCCTCTCCCGCACCGAGAAGGCTAGCTAAAAGCTCACCCGCCCTTGCTTGCGCTTCAATGACGCCATGTTCCATAAACATTTCACCAACATCATCGTCATCTAAGTCAGCGGCAATCGCAATCATGCGAACACAGGCGTCGATATTAAGCGATACTTTTGGTTCATAATTATGACCCGCTTGGTCAGCCTCAATTTGGCGCTGAACCTCTTGGGCAATTTCCATAGGGTCAGCAATCTTATCGGTTATTTCCTTCATAACTCGCCAAGACAGGCTGCACTCGACAACCTGTCCTGCAAGTTCAATTTTTAAAGTTCGCATCAATCACCTTAGTTCGCTGATGCAGTATAAGTAACCGCGCCGCTGGAGTTAAAGGTGGATGAAAACTCGACCGCGCCATCATGTTCGCCTGTTATCTCAAACGAAGCCAAGTGGAATGTTCCGCTAATATTGCCGGGGTTAGTGAGGGATGACGGTAAATCAACTTTGAGCGTTTCGCCAGTTGTTGATGCGTTGTAGAACTCAGCCAACAATACTTCATCAGAAGAAATGCCACCGACTGTGACTTCCACAGACTTAACGCCCGGAGTCGCCAATAGAGTGCGCCAACCTGAGTCGTCGTCATTTGTTACGTCCACCATTTCATTTGAATTGGTGACGCCTCTTGTGCGGACGCCAACCAGCGTTGTGCTATTCCAATCGATGGTCAGATCGCGACCGTTAAAACCAGACATTTTAATTCTCCTTCTGGACTGTTAATTTAAAGCGCATGACACCGTGGCGGGTTTCCCCATCAGGATCGCGCAAGGCTTCCGAGAACTGGTAAAGACAATCTACCACATTATACCCATCTTTGACTACCTTTAAGCGATTAAGAACGTCATAGACCTCGCCCATGAGTCGCTTTGTTTCCTTAAAGCCAGCCTGACGGCTCCAAATGTCGATCGTAATATCAACCTCTGCGCCGAGCGTGTCATCTGTATCCCAAGCGTTTGAGCTATCGTCACCAATAACAATATAAGGAAAATATTCGCGAGGCATACCCTCCGGCATATACGGAACATCATCATAAACGACCGCAGAAACTTGACCCCATGACCACCATGTTGCGCCATCATCCCAAGCCCCAGAATCGACCCAAACGCCATTCTGGATTACAAAACCTTCTTCGTTTGAAAAAAGGGCGTCATAAACCATCTGTTGCGCGAATGTCTCAAAACTCATGTTCGCGCCTCCAGTTTGGCTTTCAGTTCTTTAGCCACGCCCTTCGCTGCCTTGCGAAAGCTACGCAGAAGCCACGGACGCTTTGCCATCTTGGAAGTACCAAACTCAAGATGTTCACCATATTTGACATTCGTGCCGACTATAGCCATTGGCTTTGACTCCGTGGCCTTGTTCACTTTAATATTGCCCATAAGCAGCCCCGTGTCGCTCATAGGGTATTGACCCGGCGCTGAAGCCTTATGCGTTTTACCTCCGCGCTTATAAGTCTTTCCTGACGCTGGGCCTCGCTTAATACCGTCGACAGCGTTTTGTTGGGTGTCCATTGCGATGTCGTTTAAAGCATCCACAAGCAATTCGTCACTAATCTTTCCAACTCGCTTCAGATCGGCAAGCAAATCATCAATGCCGTCAATTTTTATGTCTACACGGCTCACGACGGCTCACCTTCTGCCAGCATTAACTCAAGCCAATCCTGCATCCCATCAACGTCAGCAATAGATCGAATATTGTATTTGCGCCCTCGATATATCACCCGATCCGCTGCGCTGTAGTATGGAGCGCCGTCATCGTTACCTCTAAACCTTATAACAGCCTTTACTGATAGCGTAGGCTCTATTCCCATCGCCTTGACGCGCTCGTTGCCGCTCATAGTTGTCCACATGGCCCAGACTTCATCACCAGCGCTCCAAGCCTCTGTGAAGCCGCCCATGCCGTCTGTGGTCTGCGTCTTGCTCTGGATTGTGATCCGCTGTCGCAGTTGTCGCGCATTATATTTTGAGCAACATTTCACCATGCCAATTCATCCGCGCGTCGATATGGGGCCAGCAAGCGGCGAACCTCTGCCGTCATGCCATCGCATCCATCATATAGCTGCTCAACGTACATTCTGATGGCTTGCAAGATAGGCTGGGGAATAGACCCGCTTCCATATCCAGCAACATATGTCACTTCAACCGCGTCTTGCGCCCTCAATTCGCTGGGCCAAACAGACCCCTCGTTTAGATATATGCGCCCACTTTGTAAGTCCAATTCGTAATTAGACGCCGCATAAGTGCTTGAGTTGTTGCCCCGATCATACGTCACAATAGATGTGACGCTTTGTAATGGCGGGAATGGAATATCCAATGTCTCGCCACCACCCAGCAAATAAGGGCGGCTGGCTGTGTGCATACCAGCGCCAAGCGCCAACAGGCGGTCATCAGCGTCAGAAAACTCGAACCCATCCGCTTTGAATACGAATGTCTCTGTCAGCAATGCCACTCGCAAATACTGCTTTATCCCTTCTGTTGCGGCTGAAATATAGGACGCAATAACAGCATCATCGTCTGTAGTATCGACGCGAAGAAATGTTTTCATGTCTGCCGTGCTAATTGCCGGGCTGTCTGTGCTAGATGTCACATATGCGGACTTGCGATTAAACCTCATCTTTTTGGTGTCCTTTTCTTGCGCCGAATTGGATGCGCTTTATTTTCTGGCGCTGCGGGAATAGATATATCTTCAACCAGAGCAACCGAACCGCAATGAATAAGCAAGCGCAGAAGATCGTCATCAACTTCATGCTGTGAGCCTTTTAGCCAAACCTCAACGGCAATTCCATTGACCGAAACTGGCTTTGTTTCCAGCATCTCAATTTTAGTCATGGGCTGTGCGTCCTTTGGATAAATATGGCTTTGTCCCAGATACTAACATCTTCGTCGAGGGTAAGAAAGAATTTCAGTCCGTTTTCACCCATCTGGTTCGTCACAAAGATAATCTTTGTATAAACCAAAAAATCGGTAATTCCACTTCCCTTCGTTAGTGACTTGCGCTCATCCGTGACGGAAACGCTATAACTTGCGCCGACTTTGCCCGCAAGGTGGGCATAAGTCAGAGTGCTACTTGACTTGCTGACCTTGAAGTCTATTGACATGATGTATGCTTCGCCACGCGCAAGTGGGCGAAAAATGTTGTTATTCCATATATCCAAGGGCAACCCGCGTCGGAACTCTGTGTCGCTATCCGCTGCAAGTCCATCGATTGATAAAAGCGTTTCAGTATCAGCCGTAATAGATTGCTTACTGGCTTCGGTATGCGTTGCGTCGCGCAAATAAATCCAGCCGCCGTCATAACCCGTTCGTCGTTCCTCGCCATTATCAAGGCGCAGCAATAAGTCGGCTGATCTTTTATTATCCTCTGTAGCGTCCGGGATGCTGTCCCAAGGAATATTCGATGCCATGATGCTTTCCCTATTCTCAGAGATAGGGGCAACCGAAGCTGCCCCTACTGTCAAAAATTAGGTGGCAGCCGTGCCAGCGTCGATTGACGCCTCGCCCATGCTTGCGCCTTCGCGCTTAGTAGCGTGAACCGCTACGACAGCGTTTGTGCCAGTTGTGCCAACAGCCGTCATGCGAACATAACGCTTGGAGCCACGATAGCCGATGGAGCCGATTAATTTGTCATCATCTGTGTCCGATGTGACTGTGAGCGCACTCTCCAGCCCGATCAGGTCAGCGTCAGCAACTGCGGATGCGCCTGAGTCGGTTGTGTCATCGCCTTCTTCAACTTGGAAGGAGAAGCCCGACGCAGTTCCAGCATCAGTAACAGTTCCAGTGGATACTGAAAAAGTCACAGATTGCCATCCCTGCATGTCGATCCAATCGCCTTCGGCTTTGGACGTGCCTGAGAGTGTAGCAGATAGGCCGAGGCCATATTCTGCATCGTTGCGGGTATCAAAAACAGCCATAATGTTTTCTCCTTATGCTGCGACTTTGCCGATGGCGATTGCATCGAACGATGTGACGTCACCACCAACACGCTGTGTCGTGTAGTATGTCACGAAGCCTTTATTGGAATATGGGTCACGGAGAACTTGCAAGCCAACGCGATCCAAGACCGTGTAAGCCTGTGAGAAGTCAGCATAAACCACTGACAAAGCACCCGCTGCGACCGCTGGCATATCATCCATAAAGATAACAGGCCGACCGAGAAGCTGCATAGACGCTTGACCGTTTGCCAAGAGAACAGGCGAGAAGAAATAGTTGTCTGCGCCCTTCAGTTGCAATGCCGCGCCGAATGTCGTGCGCTTCATGCCAAAGACGGCCCCAGCTTGGTATTCTTCCTTGAGTGCATTTTGGACAGCAATCAAACCATCTGCGTTGAGTGCGTCAGCCGTACCCATTGCAACTTGATTGATAGCGTTGCGCTCATAAGTGCCAGACACTGCTTGAGCAGCGTATGTAAGGAAGCCGCGTGGCTTGTTTACACCATCACCGTTGACGAAAGCAGAGTTTTGCGTACGAGCAAATTTGTCTGCCACTTTACCAGAAAGCCATGCCTCGATGTCGAGATAGCTGTCTTCGATCATTTCGGTTGTCATGCGCGGATCGGCTTCGATCTTGTGCGCTGCAATAACCTTTTGACCTAGTTCTGGTGTATCAGTTTCGCCGCCAGATGCGCCTTCACCGGCCCAACGTGCAGCCGCTTCATTGTCATCGATAAGAATGTCGATGGACTTTGAACCAGTTTGCTCAACGTTTGCAACACCGCGCAGAGGCGACGTTTCAAAGATGCGAGACACGATTGTGTCGGACAGTTCTGGGCGTACCAAATAGCCGCCATCAGGATTGACGTCTGTGGACATGGACTTGATTTCCACACCTTCAGAGCCAGCCTTGAAGCCGCTTGGGAGCGTACCATAAGCCATATATTCGCGCAGAGCGTCACGATGCTTTGCTTCCACTTCTGCGTCAGAGGCTTTACCCTCGGCGCTTGGACGCTGCATAGCTGCTTCGAGCTTGGCTTGCT